GATGTATCTTCGGTGGTATGGATAGTGTAAGTACCAGAGGTTGTTGTGGTGTTAGCAGCACCAGCAGCAACGTAAATTACATCACCAGCAACCAGACCGTGAGTAGTAGCACCAACGCTCACTTCAGCATAGTTGAAGTAAACAACGTTACCAGTAGCGTTCTGAATGTTGTTCTGCAGTTCGCTGCTCAGGTAAACTCTACCAATCTTCTCATCAATACCAGTAATGGTGGTGTTAGGAAGAATAGCAGCAACCTCACCGCCGATGTTGCCATGGGTGACACCCATACCTACACAGATATCTTCGGTAATCTCTTGATAGAATGTAGCAACACCAGATACTGTTCCAGTGTTCTTTTTATCAAGAACGATTGTTGTGGTATTCATGATACCAACAACTCTTGCACCTGCTGCAATACCAGCACCAAGAACTCTCTGTCTGGTGTTAATACCAACATTGCTTGATACGGTCAGAGTAAACTCGGATCCAACACCCGCAACAGTTGGTTCTGATGAGAATGGGAACAGTGTGATGAATGACTGTCCAATAGTACCGCTGGTTTGTGCCTTAGCAATAGTTAAACCAGTACCAACGTTAACTGCGTGCTCAACACCGTTCAGAGATACTGGCAGGTTATTTGCTCTAATGAGATAATAACCATAGATGTTGTTAGCAGCAGAAGTAAAGGTAAAGGTCTGCTCAGGATAAGAAGCAGTGGTTGTACCAACACCAAACTCAAGAGGTTGGTTAGAGAAGGTAGCGGCGTTCTTTACAGTAAGAACGATTGTGTTACCATCAATAGCAGCAACAACTGCGTTGGATCCGACGTTACCACCACTTACATAGTGACCGACAGCAATATTGGAAACAGATGATACTGTGATTGTATACTCGTTGATGTTACCGCTACCAGTGGTAGTAGCGATGGGGTTAAGAATTGTTCTTACATTCCACTCACTTCCATTAAGGAGAATTCCATACTGTCTGGAATAATCCTCATCATGACGTGCATTGATGATGGAAGGATAACCTGTGGAAGGTTCTGTACCATATCCTACAAGACCTGTAGAATCATATGGTTCGTAATAAGCTGACTGGGAAGGAACATCAGTCTCAGTGGGAACTGTATTGGAGGTATACAGTTTCAGGATAAGATTTCTGGGGATATTTCTGTTAGAATTTACCAGATATCTGAGCGACTGAAGTTCACCGTTGTCGGATACTAATAAAGCCATCTGAGCGGACTCCTAATGAACATTTGTTTCCTATGATTTATTTATAAAAAAGAATAACTTCTATTTCAAAGGTTAAGTCTTAAAAATAAAGAGCACTTTGTAATCCCCGTACAAGAAACTACAGTGAAATCTAATATGTCTCCCGCAACTACTTCTGAAGTCCAGGTAGAAAGTGATTCGTCTCTATTTTTTGATTGATTGGATAGTCTTGGATATTCACTTCCAACTATAGAGGTTAAGTTGTCTGGATAAGTATCAAATTTATCCTTCCTAATATCTATAACAATTGATCCTGTATCCCCAGAAACTATTGTCCAGGATTCAATTCTTCCAGATACATCAAGACCTAAAGATCCTTTTACACCTGGAGTAATATCAAAAGAACCATTATCTAAAACAAAATTAATTGTTCTAGTGAGATCAGCAACAGTCCTAAGAGCAATCCCCCAAAATTCATTAGTTCCAGGGGAACCAATGTTTGGTGCTGGTGGATCAGTAAAGATTATAGTACTTCCAGATACGGTGTAATCTGTACCTGGATCAAGTATCCTATCGTTTAGAGATATAATTAACTGTTGAGCATTGATTGGTGTATATGGTTCACCATCTACTGTCAGATCAAATACTTTCTTTACACCATCAAACTGAGGACCAATATCATCTAATATTAAATTGGTGTATTGTACACTCTTAGATGGTACTTCATAGTTAACGCCAATATTATATTCAGCAACACCATAAGTAGGATCGTCATCTAAAGTGATTATATAATCTGCCATTAGAAACTAACTCCAGGATGTACTAACACCATTCCAGCGATTACTTTTGTCTTTGTGCCGTTGGAAGACTCAATGAATACATCATATACATATCTACCCTCAGTCAAAGTTGCCGTTACGGAATCTGACATAGAGATTGATATTCTCCCCTTTGCCCTATCAAGGAAAGTAACATCAAAGTCATACTTTTTAACAGCAGTATAATGCTTCCGCATTTCGCTGAAGGCAGTATAACCCAACAAATTAAGTGGGGTGGTGTCCTTATTCCTGACCGTAAAGTTTACACTAAAATCTGCTCCTTGTTCAAGCGTCAGATTCAAAGGTACTGCTGCCATTTATAATCACGCTGGGTTTCATATATTTATGTCACTTCAAGACTTTGTGTGCTGTACCATCTCCATCATAGTCATCCGATTCATAATAAACAGTCTCACCTTTGTAAAAACCAAAAATGATTGTCACAATTACAAATGGTATTGAAACGTAAAGTAATACGTGTCCTAATGTCATGCTGGATAATCCCACTTAGTAATTTGATCTGTCTTATGCTGTGGTCCCCAAATACCTTTATGATAGATGAAGGGAACCGTTCTAATCGAACACTTATCACCCGTACAAAGAAGATTGTCTACTATTCTCCACGATTCCATTACTTCATCAGCATGAACAAAGTGGGATTGATCTCCATTGATAGCATCATAGAGAAGCTTCTCATAACCATCAACACCCAACCAATCAGGATATCTATGAGTGAGTGTTGCTGGTTCTACACCTTCACCCATACCAGGAGTTTTGATATCCATCATAATATCAAGGTGTGCGTGTGGTTGAAGTCTCATTACAATTCTATCGTTCACCTCACCCTCAAACAATTGTTGCGGTGGTGCTTTGAACTTGATAACAACTTCTACGCACTGATAAGGCATACACTTACCAGTCAGTACGCGAAAAGGAACTCCCTGCCAACGCCAGTTATCGACATATAGAGAACCAGCGACGAAGGTAGGAGTATTAGACTGAGGATCAACACCGTCCTCATCACGGTAACCAATGTATTGCCCAAGGATCGTATCCCTCCCTAAACGAGTAGCAGCAAGAACTTTAGTCTTCTCACGACGAATCTCTCTTGCATCCATTTTGCAAGGAGGTTCCATAGCAATCAGTGCAAGAACCTGAAGAACATGGTTCTGTAACATATCACGAACTGCTCCAGCAGTATCATAATATTGAGAGCGTCCATCACAACTAATAGTTTCAGTTGCAAAGATTTGAATCTCTTCTATGTACTGCCTGTTCCAAAGTGGTTCCAATAATATATTGCTAAAGCGGGTGGCAAGGATATTATTAACAGTATCTTTACCGAGATAATGGTCAATGCGATATACTTGTTTCTCGCGTAAATGTCCAGCCACCACAGATTGTAAACTATCAGCAGATTTATAATCGTATCCAAAGGGTTTTTCGATAACCACCCTCGATTTTTCTGGGTCATCTAAAAGTCCTACCTTTTTAAGATTAGTAATTGCATTTGCATATCTTTCTGGTGGAACAGATAAGAAGTACGTAGTATCTTCAGGATAATCTGGAAGATGTTGCAAAGTCTCCAAACTATCAAGATCTGCAGAGATATAATCCAATTGATGCATAAATTCAGCAGGATATTTGCCAAGTGATTCTTTCCACTGTGCTGCTGTTGGAGCGCGTCTGGAGCATCCAGTTATCAAAAAATTCTCTGGAAGAAGATTTTTCTTCCAGAGTTCATGTAAAGCAGGTATAAGTTTCCTTTTACAAAGGTCTCCCGTGGCACCAAATATTACTATCGATTTCATATCATCTCCATTGCAGCGTGTAATTCTTGAGCGTGTTGTACTTCATCAAATTTTTTCATTGACTATACTCATTAAGCATATCAAGAACTCTGTTTAACATTTGATCTGCAGCATTTCTCTCTTGATTGTTCCAATTATGATACTCGGTTTTGTCGTGTAAACTTTGTTTTAATCTAAGGACACGAGACAAAATATCTACTTTGTTTAAAATTCCCCTAGGCATTTTTACCTTTCGTCGCTTACTATATTAGATAGTTTCTAATATAACTGCAATTTATTGTCAGGACTTACTCAAAAAACATTCTCTTATATAAAGTGTTAAAGCTGATAACACATCTTCTTCCCTCCTCATTATCGGTTTCATGCTCTAACCAACTAGGGAACAACATTAAATTTCCAGACTCTGGTGGGAATTGAACACCTGGACTAGAAAATTCAGAGTCAGTCCTAACATGCAAGTCATTCATTTTGTATGGTTGCAAAGGACTTTTAAATCTCAATGGAACCGCATTACTAACATTCACATAGAATGCTCCACTGATAACACTACCCTCGTGTCTGTGAAGATTTACTTTACAACCTCTTTCCATTTCATTATACCAACTTCCAGTCACAACCAAAGGTTGTAATTGAACAGTATTTGTATAATCATCTAGACACGTTTGAATAATTCCATGCAATTCATGAAAGTCTTCATCGTATAAAATACTTACATCCTGATCATAACTAGACTTTGAATCGTCCAATAACCCATGTGGTCCAGTCTTAAATTTATCTAACTTTTTGTAGATGTTATTGAGATCAATATCAAGTTGATAAATCCCAACTGGAGTTGGAAACAAACTTATAATTTCCTTATTCATTCATAAAAAAGGAGGGTAGTTAACCCTCCCATTATATCATGGAAAAGACCCCCGAAGGGGTCTTGAGAATCAGAGAGCGTTGCCTCTCGGCAATACTTCCTCTGGGAATACAAAGTTCTCGTGTGGTTGATCAGTGGGTGCCATCCAAGCACGAAGACCTTCATTCAAGAGAATGTTCTTGGTGTAGAAGGTCTCAAACTCTGGATCTTCTGCCGCTCTAATCTCTTGTGATACAAAGTCGTAAGCACGGAGGTTAAGAGCGAGACCAATGATACCAATAGAAGAAGTCCAAAGACCCATGACGGGTACAAAAAGCATAAAGAAGTGAAGCCAACGC